AAATACAATATCACCATTGTTTGCTGTACATTTAGCAATAGCAGCATTAATGGTAGCCATTGGCTGGTCTTTATCAGTTCCGGTGTTCGCAGTATCAGAACCAGTAGCTGAATTAACAAAGAATATACTACCGAATGTTAGTATCCCGGCTCCTTCTAGGGAACCAAGAGGAAGTTTTGCTCCATAACGTAGAGCAGGGATGTAGTTTTTTAAACTTGGCATTTTAGCCTTTCTGTTTCCTGAATCAGATGGGGCTTTTACACCCCATCGTCCTCGTCAAAACATATTTATTTAAGCAATTTGTAGGAATACAGGCTCAGTAGATGTATTAACTGAAGTCTGTACGAAGTAGCCGACTACTGGAGAAGTGTAGGCTGCATCTACGTCAACTGCACCAGCAGTAGAAGCGTCAGCAATAGCCTTAGAACCGATTACGCCATTTGTACCATCTGCGAGTACTCCAGCGATACCGCCGATTTGCTGCCAGTAGTAATAAGAGGCTGTAGCAGTAATGAGCGATACACCAGCTGGACGTGCGATACCTGCAACTTCACGGGTATTCTTGTAAGTATTATGTACAAGACCGATTGTTGAAGTAGTATCGAGAGCAACAGCTAATGGATCAGCTAGAACAATTGTGAAAGCTGTAGAGGCTGTGATAGTTGGAGTATGACTAATCTTTAGAGTCTGGCCAATACCAGCACCGGCAGTAACGACTGCGTAACCTTCATCATATAGTCCTGATGCACCAGCAGTAGCACCTGGGGTTACAGTAACGAGAGTACCACCGATTGCGACAGCTGCCGAGACAGCCATGTTTTGGTGGTTAGCGATAATCGCTGGGCCTTGCTGTAGGTATCCAGGATGACTTCCACTTCCAGAGTCTTTACCATATCGGAAGCTTCTACCATCAGCGCAAATGATGCGCTCTCCAAGTAGGTGTTGATCATTAACACTCTGTGTATAAGGATCAAAGGCTATGATTGTTGGGATTGCTTCAAGTTTCATATTATTACCTTTCTAAAAGTTAGTTAAATACCATTAATACCTGTTAGTACGCCTTGTCTTCGTGGAGCCCATGAAGTCAAGTTACCAAGTTGGTTAAGTTCACCGATTGTACCGAACTGATTAAGTGAAGAACGAAGACCAGACCAGTTGAAGCCGTGGAAACTAGACATTGGAGACTCTTCGTAAACACCATCAATTTGAGAAGAACCGAGTTGCACAGAGTTGTAACCCTCTTCACCCTTGGCATCCCAGCCATAGAAGTCAAGATAGTTCTCATTAAGAGCATATAAGTTACCAGTCGTACATTTCTCATCCTTACAGACAGGAACACCTCTGAACGAAAGCGCAACAAAGCCGCCTTCGCCTTGGTTACCTTGACCCTGAGTCATACCACCATTGATACCGATTGAAGGCATACCACTCATTGAATAGTTTTCACGAACTGTAGGAACTAAGAGTTGCTCGTAAAGAGTCCAAACGGCCTTAGTAGTTACAAACAGGTTAGTGTGGAATTTAGCAGAACCGCTAGAAACGTTGTCAGTAAGAGCGCCAAGTTTAGCAAGTGTCATAGTACCGCCAGAAGCAGTCTTTATAGCGTTAAGAACTGGGTAAGTAGTACGTGAGAGTGAACCGATAGTAGTGATAGATGAACCGTCATCTGCGATAGCTCCAAGACCTACATAGTCTTTAGAACTGTTACCAGTACCATCCCCGTACATAAGACCACCGATGAAGTCAGCAAGTTCTGCTTCGACTTCTTCAAGAGTCTCTTTAACTAGGTCAACCTTAGCATCTGCTGTTGAGTTAGCTACGCGATCCATACCAGCAATAGCTACAGGAATACGTACAGCTCTCATGTCGAAGATCATCTTGACCTTAGTGTTTAATTGAGCAGCGGTGAAAGTGTCAAGACCAGCAAACGAAGTAGCTGTTCCTGAGCTTTTGAATTTCAAAGGCTTTCTGATGTCATAGCCTTTACCTTCCTTGGCGTTTCCAAGGACACGAGCTGCGAGAACGTTGCTGTTGAGTACGTTGTCAACAACTTTAGGGATAAGTACTTCCTCGGTAATAGATTGTACTTTGTCGTCGAACTGCATAAGTTTTTCCTTTCTTACATACAAAAAAACCGTCAGAGACGGCTTTAATGCGTTCGGTTTTAATAATTGTTTATTAAGTTACTAACATTATAACATATTTTGAACAAAAAAACACTAAGTTTATTTATTCAATGTCATATTTTGCTTTTGCTCTTCTAAGAAGCATGTCTATTGAGGTACTGTGAAGCTCTTTGGCTGTTAGTGGAAGATTGCCTGACGCTACTCTGGCTGCGGACGAACCTACAGGGACTGACTTACCTGCTGCGCGGTACTCAGAGCGGATTATCTTACCGGACTGGACATCGAAGTGCTTACCATCATCATGAAGAGATTTAAGAACCTCGGCTACGCCCATTAGATCAACTGTTCCTTGTTTGGCGGCTAGTCCGAATAGTTCACGTCTAGCAGCATTACCGGCATCGTTATGGTCTGACGCATTAACAACTGCTGGTAAGAATCCTGCCTTGACTGCCTCATCAGCAAGGTTATCGAACTGTTGGTCTAAACTCTTGATTTGAGTTTCTTTATCAGCTTCTTCCCTGACTTGGTTTTCAATCTGATGCTGTATTTTTTCATCAGCTAGTCTCTCTGCTTCTGTCCTGATTTCCGTTCTTAGGGCTTTCCAGCTCTCTGGTGGTTTGTTCTCTGGGTCGAGGTCTGGGTCATAAACAGGTTCAGCTGGTTTTGTTTGTGTTACGACATCATTAAGACGACTATCAACATTTTCCTTGAATGAGTTGAGGTCACTTCCAAGGGCACTGATGGCTTCCATCATCTTATTAAAGTCTTGTTCTCCCGAGACTGGTTCTACTACGATAGGATCTGGCATGCTTGATGCTCCTCTCTTTAATTATTTACTTCTTACTTTAAGACGTTTTATGGCTACTGGTCTAGGTACAGCCCTGGGTGCAGGTGCTTTAGGCGGCGTAAACGCAACAATCCTCGACTGCGTTGGGTCTGGCGCACTCTGTGCCATGAAATTAGGTAACCAATTATTTTCTGATTGTGCCATTATTATACCTTATTTTAACGATTTATCCAACAGGAACATTCTCTTGTACTGGTGTCTCTTCTAGTGGGTTCTGTGAAAGCGAAGTCTGACCCTGCTGTTGCTCGGCTGAATTAGGTTTGTTATCATCGCCAAGTCCACATTCTTGCATATATCTGGTAAATCCATCACCTTGAGGGCCTTCACCTATCATATATGAGAGTAAACGTTTAGTACGTTCTTTTGGATTTGGTACACCTAAGTCTTCGAACAATGATAGCGGATCGATTCCCTTAACTGGGAGAAGTGCCATTGCGGTATCTTTACGTGACTTCTTGTCTATCGTATTTGCTTTAATATCTACTTTAACACCATCAACTACAAGACCACTATTGATTACTTGTTTGACCTGATTACCATCGTCCCCCATTGTTCTTAGGTAATGGTCTGTGTCGTAAAAGACCTTCATCATCTGGCAGCACCAGTTAGCCATTTCCCAGACAACTCTATTCACAACTGATGTCACAACATCATCAGCCATGGTTATATCACCTTGCATCATTAGCTGACGAGCCATGCCAGACATATGGATAGCATTTAGTTCACCCTTAGTGGCTTGGTGAGTAGCGAACTTGGAATCTATGGCCATTGAGGAGTTATTCAAATCGTCTAAAAGCATAGGTGAAGGTGGAGCACCGGCAATTGAGCCATACGCCTTAGTCACGTCCTCTGTGTTAAGCCATAGGCTTTCATTTGGATCGTTAGTAACATTAGCGGCTTCTTCTTTAGTAATACCAGCACCAAATACTTTCTTAGGTACAGTATTATCTGTAATCTCTGTAATCTGACGGCCACGTTTGTTCATTATCTTCTGCAATGGGATTGTTTGTTCAATAGCAGTTGTGTCGTCCATAGGGTTCTTGCCTAAGTTCTGATGAGAGAAGAATATATAAGGTTTACGCGGACGATCAAAGAAGTTGTTGTAAACGTGCTTAGTCTCAAATCCTGAGTTATCTTCCTTTAAGAATGGGTGGTCATAACCCTCATAGTCATAGTTAGGGTTCTTGGCTTTACCTAAGATAGTGTTCTTGTACTTCCAACAAACACCTTCCATAATTTCGCCTGATTCAGTGTACCAAGTAAACCAAACCTCTAAATATTTAATCTTAGAAGCATAACGTTTAGTCGTCATGTTCTTATAAGATAGTTGATTCATTAGTTCGTCTTTTTTATCAGGAAACTTTGAGAAAACTAGAGCTAGAGGTTCTTCTATCCACTCGGCGATAAAGTCCATATTATCAGCAGTAAAGCCTTCTTGTGGTATCTTTGCAGTGTGGTCAATGACTATCTGCTGAATGTCGCATAGTTCATATACATAATCACCATTGTCACCTTTGTTCTCGTCCCATCTGAATTTAACAGCAGCAGTGTAGTTAATATCATGCGATCTCAGTCCATCCTTGATAACACGTCTGCCACCATCGTTGTTGATACGATCAGTCAAAGTATCTTGTAAGGTTTTGATTCCATCAGTATCAGGCCCAGTACAGATAATGTCAGGCAATAGGTTAGAAGCCATGACAATCTTACGCTCTTCATCTTCCCATATCATATTATTCTGATAGGTTGGACGCTGATGGTCATAAATCATTGACTCATCTAGTTGATCTCCTAGATAGAAGTCCTCATTTATCTTGCGCTTACCTTTAAGTTTCTTCTTATCGTAGAACTTCTCAGAAGCACTGATCTTGTCGTTAAGTATTGAAATTAAGTCTTTGTCTTCAATCGGTAAAGAAAGAGCTGGAGTTTCGTCAACAATCTCTTCTACGTGTGATTCTAATTGGTCTATGCCTGGTTCGTTTTCTATGCTCATAAGTTCCTCACGAGATTATATATTTAGTATGGCAACGTTGGGTATATTTATCCCCGAAGACATCATGTTTCTCGATAGTGCCTTTACATTGTACGACTAATGGGCTTTTAACATCGTTTGTACCAACTACTACCATTGCTGGGTTTCCGTGATACTCAAAGGCTATCTTACCACATCTGACGCATCTAAATGTCTTTCTCTCTTTGCCTGGTTCAAGCCAAACAGATATTTCTAATTCCTTATCCATTGGACTTCTTCTTCAAAACAGTTACCTTGGCTGCGCCATCTTCCATATCTTCAAGTCTAGTATAGTAATCAGGGATTTCTTTTAAGTGAGCAAGAACTATCTTGGCTGTCATTTCAGGATCACCGTGAGTAATGTCTTTGTGTTCTTGTTCAACTTTCATCCCCATACAAAATTGACGATAATCGGTCTTATCCCAGTCTACGCCTAGTTTATCGCCAACCTTCCGCTCATCCATATTATTTCTCTTTGTCTTCCGAGTCCTCGTAATCTTTACTTTCACCTGCTTCTTCTGCGGCTGAACCTTCTTTGGCTTTCTTCTTGAGTACATCGAGAGCTACTTTACGTCCAGGATAGACTTCTTTAGCCTCTTCTTTGCTCTTACTAGCGTATTTAGCTTTTTGAGCCGGTGTCATTTTAGAGTAATCGGGTTCTTTCTCGTCAGTTGCTGCCATTTTAGTCCTTTCATTTATTAGTATTATTATAGCACAATTTTACCTTTTATTTAAGTGTTTTCTCAGGGCTTCTGTTCTTCTTACGGTTTTTCATCATTGCCGTAAAGTCTACCGTTGCGACTAAGTTATTTTGTTGATTCCATGGATGAGACTTATTACCAGGTTTGATCTGTCGTACTGGCCCCGAATTGATATTGTACTGGCTTCTGATTGTCATTAAGCCAAGTGAAACTGAGTCGTAATCATGGTCGTCACCACTTGAGTCTAAGTCTTCTACGTTTGTATCGTCGTAGACTAACGTTGGTAATGTTTCAATTAAACTCTTACACGTTGGGCGTATCCTCATATAAGGTTCGCCATCTGGAGCAATCGACAGATACTGATGAGTTAAGGCTAAACGATTGAGCCTAGCACCTTTCTGCATTGTATCCCCTGGGATAAATCTTACTTTGGGCATCTTCTGTTTGAATATTGTAGCTATACTCTGTTTCCCATGAGGCGTAGCGAAACAGTCGTGTGGTAAGACCATGAACTCTATATCTTCAAGCCCTGTGAGTATAGCAAGCTGGTCAGCCCATTCCTCTGGTGTTTTGTGATTTTGATGTAGTTCACGATAAACATAAATGTGGGTAATCCCCCAAGGGTTTTCTGGCTCTATCGCAATAAAATGAGCAGCACCAGGATCGTTATAACCCCAGTCAAAGCTTATTATCTTCTTACAATCAGCAAGGGGATAGTTTAGTCTATCTGAAACATGTATATCACGTCTGAACTCTCTGAACACTTGCCCGGCAAATACATCCCAATCGCCTAGCCTCCAGGCTTTCCATAACTCTTCGTCAGTATCTTTAAGACTGTCAAGGAAATGTATGTATGATGGGTCATTCTCCATAAGTGTAGGGTTATCGTCAACGTGGGCTGGGACAAATACCCTCAGCCTACCCGATGTTGGATCAGCATAGGGCTTACCAACGAGAGCTTTCTTAACCTTTCCATTCTTATCCTTGTAAAGATAGTCCTTCATCACTGCAGTATCTATAAATCTCTTCTTGACCCAGCCATGTCCTACACCACCAGGGTTAGTAGTAGCAAATATTCTAGCTGGTAAACCTGGTACTGTACTACGGCAAGCGGATGTAAGTTGTAAATATCTCTTCTCTGATGAGATCTGCGTTAGTTCTTCTATCAGCATTCGTTGATACTCGTGACCCTGATACTTAGTATAAGCTTGATCGTCTTTCAAATGCCCTGTCTTTATCACTGCGCCACTAGGGAACGTCAGAACAGCAGGCTTGTAGGCAACCTTAACACCATCACCTTTATACATTTGGTGCATCCTATCTATCCAGTCTGATAGGTCTTCTGCATTTTTACGAATAACTAAAGCTCTATAAAGTGGATTGTCTATCTCTTCGCCAACCCAGTCCATCCCAGCCCATGTCTTTCCTGGGCCCCTTGAGCCACCAAAAAGTATCTCATATATCTCATCTGGTAAAGACAGAGCATATTCTTGTGGGCCTGGATGCGGCCTCATGCTAGTCTTCCAGCAGTTCGTCTATTGAAATCTTCTCTGGTCTGTAATGTATTACAGTTTCTATCTTCTCACCCATTGAGGTTATGTCAGTAGTCTGTAGTGCTTTGCCGAATGTACGATCTAACAAACTATCCAATGCTTGGTTATTTGGTCTTTCGGTAGTCATATAATAATATTCTTTTTCTTCATCGTCTAACTCTCCCGCCAGGTATTGCTCAATAAGCCAAGGACTGGTAATAAGTACTGGTTTCTTTCGTGTACTTCTCTTACCTTCCATGACAGTTTCTACCATATATAAATAAGAACATCCCTGAGCTAAGTTCATTTGAGAGTCCAGTAATTTATCAGTACTCTTTAATACTCTTTGACGTATCTCTTCTTCTACTATCTTACGTTCAAGAGTGGCTTTATTCATTCCACCCTTTTTTCTTCCAGCCCCAGGTCTTGCACCACCCTTGATTGATTTATTTTTCAATTTTTCAATCTCTGCCATCTTTTTACTTTCTTGTCAATTTATGTTATAATAATATCTGACGTATGAGATGACGCTATATCTTACGAAGTTCTTGGCCGAGAGCTTCGTTTTTATTTATCTAGTAATCTATCTATCTCTGAGGACATATGTTTCATCATCTTTTCCATTCTTTCTTCTGATTGTTGTGTTTGAACGCCTTGACCCACCATTATAATTGAGAGTAACACTAGCTGTAAGAACGTTTGAGCAACCCAGGACACGATTACTATAACATTATGAGATGCGATTGCTGCCGGTAAAGATATAAGTGCAATAACAGCAAATAAATAAGCAGCACCCATAGATCCTACTGCTTTAGTTATCCTTACACCTAATTTATTATTGAACTCAGTAAACTTACTCACTTTAGCAATTCCTTTATCTTATCACTTGCGTTACCTTGGTGGATTACTTCTCGTTTTGTCTGATCGGCAAGTGCTTTTTCTTCCTTGACTGCTTTGTCTATATTATACGCTAATTTAGAGTATCCCGCTACCTCTAATTCATCACGTTTAAAGAAGTTTTTAGCTCTTACACCGTTCAGTTTGATGAAATCCTCGTTTGGTACTACCTTTTTGCTAGACTTATCGTATCTTGTCGGAGGTAGTAAATCCCCTTCATGTTTTAGGCTGTCCATTCTTACTCGGTTTCTAGTCATCAGATCATCTGTATTGCGATTTTCTCTTAAACTAGAGCAGTTGGGACATTGCTCGCCATACTTGGTGACTTTGATATGGCTTGATTCAGCTCCACAATTATCACAGATCATTTGAGTAGCTCGCGTATTCTCGCTATCTCTCCGGGTTCTTCTCTTTCATTCTTAATTTGTGAAGGTGTCTTTGCTTTTACCGGGCCCCCTTGTAAACTAACTTCCGATTTAGTATATCTCTTGACCTGTTCATCAACTAACTTTTTTAAATCTTTAGTACCTACTAAATAACCGATAAATCCCGATATAGCTATAATTATTAAGGTGTATATCCCACCGATGGCGAACTCAATCATGTTGTTCCTTGTACAATTTGGTACTGCCGTACTTGTTACTAATCATCAGCCACTTGCCGAGACACTTCGGGCAAACTACATATTGATCGGAATGTACTCTCTCTATCATTGTTCCACATTTACAAGGTAGCTTGACGGCATCTTTCTCTCTGAATGTTTTAAAGGGTTCATTCAGTATCTTATGTATTTCTTCCTTACTCGGTATTTCCATCGTTTATCTCCGCTATTGTGGTATCACAAGTAATCATCATTATCGCATCACTAGCTGCTATTTTTAGGGCTGTCTTGATGATACCAGCGGCATCTATTATGCCTGCTTTTATCATATCTTTAACTTGACCATCCATTACATCTACACCACTACCTTTAGGAGCGTTGATAACTCTTTCTAGCATCTGACCAGGCTCATATCCTGAGTTTTCCATTAGCTTCCTAAACGGCATTTTGATAGCCTCTAGGACGATTTTCTTACCGATGGATACATCGTCCATGCTATCTATTACAACACCTTTAGCGGCCTCCATAAGAGTTATTTCGCCACCCGGTATGATACCACCACTAATCGCTGATTTAGCTGAGGCAATAGCGTCTATACAAGCTTCTTTCTTGTCCCTAATCTCATCTTCTGAGTTAGCACCTATATTTAAAACAGCTATCCCTGATGTCAGTTTAGCTAGACGTTCTTCCATCTTTTCAATGTCAAAAGCATAGTCAGATTTTTCTATCTGTGCTCTGATTAGGCTTGCTCGCTCCTCAATGTCTGCCTTCTTACCAGCCCCACTAATTATCGTGGACGAATCCTGTGTAGCCGTTACTCTTTTAGATCTACCAAAATGCGATACGTTTACGTCTGATAACTTAATGCCTTTATCTTTAGAAACAAATACACCACCAGTTGCGATAGCTAAATCTTCTAAAATGTCCTTCTGCTTATCACCGAATCCAGGAGCTGTTATTACTAGAGGATTTAACATTCCTTTCAGTTTGTTATCAATTAGCGTAGCCAAAGGCGCACCAGTAAACATTGGAGATATGACTACGAGTGAAGTATTTGAAATTGTTGGTGGGATTTTGACACTACCATCTTCGTTTAAGACTAGATCGCCTTGTTCGTCTCTTAATCCGTTTATCCCTAGTTCGTAGTTCTTCAGAAACCCTAGAAACTCGGGCAATTGAGAGACACGATAGTCGGTGATCAAAATATAAGGATCGTCTATGACGCACTCATTAGATTCGGGTTTATTCACGAAATATGGGCTTACTGAGCCTTTGTCAAAAGACATACCCTCTTTGTAATCTATGCTCATTTCGTTAGAACCAGACTCTTCTACTGTGATGATAGCGTCTTTGCCTAACTTTTTGAAAGCACCACTGATTAAACTACCAATTTCTTCATCCTGTGCCGAGATTACAGCTACATTTTTAATATCTTTATCGTCCTTGACTGGTACTGTTAGTTTGTCTATATTATTGGTTATTTCCTCTATCGCGAGTTCTATACCCTTAGCAAGTTGTTTGGCGTTAGAACCAGCAAGTATCATTTTATTAGCTTCTCTGGCGATACATCTGTTTACTGTCATTGTCAGAGTAGAAGCATCACCAAGTTTTTCAATCTTATCAGCCGAACTAACATATTGCTCCGCTCCTGCACTTTCCATGGGGTCTTTCATGGGAATCATAGCTTTGGCCACGTTTATTCCATCGTGAATTATGATAGGGCCACCATAGCTACGCATTATTCTGACGTTTGATCCTTTTGGCCCTAGCGTAGAAGAAACAGCTTTATAGACCTTCTCCACGCCAGCAAGTGCTTTTTCTCTGGCCTCATTCTCAAAAATAGCTTCTTTATACATCTTTGACTCCCTTAGCTAATTCTAATTGTTCAATTACAAACTTGTAAAAACCTCTTACGGCTACCATTTGTTCGTCTGTTAGTTTTTCTGATAATTTATGCTTTTCATTTGCCTTTGAGAAATTAAGCATAGAATCGGTCATAAATTGCTCTACTTGATTTATAAATTGAACCATTATTTTCATTCTATAACCCCAATAATGTTATTGAAATCAATCAACTTGTACTCTTCGCCTTCCCAAGTAAATGAGTTGGAGTGGTATTTTGGATAAACGATAGTATCTCCTACCTTACAAGGGCATTCTGTTAGTCTTGTAGACTTCCCACCACTTATAGGCATCTGTTGTTTGGTATTTTCTTTGTACGTGACTTCTCTTTTATCATCTCCGCAAGCAATTACTTCACCAACCATTGACTCTTTTTGTCCATCGTTAGCAACAGAGAATCTACCAACATTTGTATTGGTTTTATCTTTCACTAGTACATAACCCGCGCTTGGTGTTATAGGCATTTAAATGCTCCTCACTTATTTACTTTATTATACACGATTTATTGGATATTTTCAAGTTCTTTTAGTGCTTGTTTACAGAATAATATTACCGAAGTATCATCTTTTTTAGTTGTAGTGTTAGCTTGTATTTGAAGAGAATCGTATCTATCTTGGCCGAGTCTTTTTATCATTAGTTGTTTGTAGGATTCTCTATCATCTCCATGACCAATATTCTTATGACATGTAAAGCACAAAGATATACAATTATCTGGCTCAAAACGGGTATTCTCATGTGATCTTCCCCAATAGTGCGAGTTTTCAAGTTTCCAAATAGAGTTATTCACACCGCAAAACTTACCACAGTGCTGGCATGTCCATTTGTCCCTTGTGCGTATATAACAGCTAAATATTGTGTCTGCCGGCCTTAGTTTGATTTTTCCAAATCCCATATACCCCCACTATCTATTATCAGCCCCTGACGAGAGCAGACCGGAGGGAAAGTCATGTCAGAGACTGATAGCAAATAATGGAGTTTAGGAAATGATCTACGTCTTCTCATCCCACGAGTACCAGTCGTGGTGTTTTCTCATAAACTACTAAACTGTTTTATCTATGTTTTGGTTTTATTACTACGAAATAGAAAGTAATTGAGAATATAGTCCCCCAGGCAAAGTTTATCCACCAATTATCCATCAGTACCACCCAAATTCATTCTCGTGGTCTAGGGCGTTATCTACGTTGCCGTAGCGTCCGTTTATGTAGTGCTCGACCCATTCAACCTGATCATCATATGTTGTCTCGCTGAGACTAGTTTTACCCAACCAGTTCAACATCTTAGAACAAGGGAGTGATTGGCCAAGACCGCATGCTCCGATTGAGTTTACGGCATACATATTATCACCAGACTCTCTCTTAATGATAACTGCGAGAGCATTACTAACTACAGGTGGATAGTATGGAATCCATACCGGTAATTCCACTTTCTTTGGTTCGTAAGTAATTTCATTTTCAATGTTCTGCGCTATTTGTGTTTCTTTTTGTTTCTGATAAGGGGCTTTTGCTCCTATTGGTGTTGCTATTATCAGCATCATTAGTGGTATGAATACTAACCGATTAATCTTCGCTCCGTTTCTTTTAGTGACAATCAGGGGCTTCTTCTATGTCCCCTTGCTCTCGGTCTAAAAGTGTTCCAATGGCTCTCCTTTTTCAAAAATACTACCCTAAATTATACGCTTATTACTGATTATTTTCAATAGTCAATTCTCCCCTATGTAACCCGTGATATTCCCGTTGATATTTCCTATGTTTAGATAGTCGCAATGCTAACTTCGTATAATGCGGTAATGAACGCCAAGATATATAAAAGATATTTGGATCATATTCTATGTTCATATCTACCTCAACCTTCCTATAAAATAACCAGCTAAAAGGTATATCAATGAGTTCATAACATAAAACCAGTTGCTGATTATTATCTTCTTGCTTAACCACTTCTTAAACTTTTCCATACAGGATTCGCACATATCTTCTTTTGAGGGACTGAAATAGTTTACAAAGTGTCCCATACTGTAATTACCCCTTATCTTTTTGAAGGTATAGTAGTCGCAGGTAACAATCTGTTTTCCGCACACATCGCAGAACCTTTTGTCTCGATAGCTCTTAATACTCATTTCTCTATCCTACTTTCTAACCTTGCTATTAAATCGCTAACCCTTTCAGCTCCGTATAGGGGATAGTCGTGTTCATCTTCAAAGTCTAGAAACGCCCCGTTATTATCTTTGCCATAGTGCATATGTTGCTCACAAAAGACCCTAGTGTTTCCTCCAAAATCTAAGTATAAATACTTTTTCTCTGGATTATTGTCTATCGGGCTACCAAACCGTCTTTCTTTCAGGCAGGTTTCACACTTTATCCCATTTATTACATCTAATAACTGTGCTTTCATCCCATCCTACTTTCTAATATAGCGATAACCTTTAATATTTTTTGGTCATTATCACACTCATCACAGTGTTCCAAGTATTTTCCATTGCTTAATTTTGTATGATACCTATAAAAGTTTTCCAACTGATTTTCCTCGGATACCTCTTCCCCAACAATATCCAGTATCTCCTCCCTTAAACTCTTGAGGTCTGCTTGTAGAGCTTCCTGAACTGCTTGGGATACCCTTTTTCGTTCCTCAAGTATCCCGTTTTTTCTTTCACTATTTATGAGGTTCACCAACTGCTTTATCTTGATTGAGCGAGATTGAGCATTTTCAAGAATACGGGTGATAGCATCTCCTTTTTTGCTTTGCCATTTTTCTACTTTATCTAAGCCCTTCATTTGAACCTCAGTTCTTCGTATATTTTCCAAAGCTCATCCCTAAATGCTTTAAAGTCAGGATTCTCAATCATCCTAATTATTTCTATCTTTACCTTTACTTTATCTAAGTCCTTAGTCATAACACCTCCTGTCTTAATCTTTTATCTGCTATGTCGCAGTATTCTTGTTCTTTCTCAATTAAGATAAAGTTTCTACCAAGGTTCTTACAAGCTACTCCTGTCGTTCCACTACCAGCACAATTATCTAAAACTAAGTCTCCTTGATTGGTATAGGTTTTGATAAGGTATTCGAAGAGGGCTACTGGTTTTTGGGTGGGGTGGATTGCTTCTTGTCTAATTTTTATAAACTCTATTAAGGTTGTAGGCTGTTTTGTTGTGTAGGTTTTTTTTAATGGTTTTTCTATCCCCCTATTATTTAGTTCTGATTGAGAGTTGCCACCTGCTTTTATGGGTTTGTCTCTTTGTGTTAATTGCGGATTATAAATTGTTTTACCATCACAAAAAACGAGGATATTTTCGTGCTGTCTCATTGGTTGATACCTACAATAAGCCATTCCACTCGGGATTTTTTTATTCCAAATCCACTCATACTTAAACATATCAGGATTACTCATAACTAAAGCACTTGTAAAAGGTTGTGAAGCTGTTAAAACTATCGCCCCATTATCTTTGATAATTCTCTTATATTCTTTCCACAACGGCTCAAAGGGGATTATCGTGTCCCATTTACAGGCAGTAGTTCCGTAAGGTAGGTCGCAAAGTATCATATCTATACTCTTATTAGGTATATCTTTCATCACTTCCAAGCAATCGCCACATATTATCTGGTCTACTTTATCTAAGCCCTTCATTTGAACCTCCTTTTAACTATTAACTGCCGTCAAGCAGGTTAATTTACTTTACTTCGTATGGGTGTCTGCCGTTTTGGGTGCTTTCACCCTCAAGACCCTTCCAATGCTTAACAGATGCGTCTCCATATTCTTCCTCTGTTAATTGGTCTCCGATTTTTGCGAACCAACCATATAATCTGTCTAATACGATTGATTCTATTGCTTTCAACTGCTTTTCGTTTGGAATACTTGCTTCCAAAACTTCTCTTACTTGTCCTACTAGATACCCAAAATATGGTTCAGATATTACTCGTAGATTCCCGTTGTTCATTCCTGGGTGGTCACTTGCTGGGACATATTGCCCAACTTGTGGATTTTCTTTACTCATTTTACTTTTCCTTTACTTAACTTGACGGCAGTTTCTAATCATCTACTTTATCTAAGCCCGACTCGGTATTGTTATTGCTCATAACTATTCCACCACGATTCCAAGAGCAGTCAGAAAGTCGGTTACTTGATTCTGTTTTATTTTAGTAGTGCCGCCTTTTCCGTAGAACTTGGCGTCTTGTAACTCAGCTCCACGCAGGTCAGCTCCACGCAGGTCAGCTCCACGCAGGTTAGCTCCACTCAGGTTAGCTCCACTCAGGTCAGCTCCATACAGGTTAGCTCCACGCAGGTCAGCTCCACGCAGGTCAGCTCCATACAGGTTAGCTCCACTCAGGTCAGCTCCACTTTCTACTGCTTCCACTACTGCTTCTTTTAGGGTAGTTTTTTCTGATTCAAACAGGGCAGAACCTCCAAAAGTTTTGATTTCAATCTTGGTCTTTTTGACTTCTTTTTTGTCCTCGTCTTGGACAAACTGCTTTAATTCCTCAATCTTCTCCAGGGCTTGTTCCTTGGTGAGTTTCATTTCTTTCTCCTTTATTTTATTGCTCATAGTGACTCCTTGGTATATCAAAACCTAATGTGTATTGTTTAACTTCGGGTTTTGTTCGATACCATGCTATTTTCGCACTATTTGGATCTGGGGTACATGGCATCATTTTTGATTCAATCTTTTCTCCAGTTTCTTTTAGTTCAAAGATTCTGGTAGCTGGCTGCATAATAAATAGATCATTACGCATTTCCAGGGTTGAGTGCCAGTTATTATCACTCAGTAGTCCGAGTATCTTTTCCGCTTGTGTTTTCACAATCCCTCCTTTTTCTTATGTCCTTATAGTAATCCGCGCTGTGGGTTGATTTAGTTTTTAGGCCACCCTTTGATCCGAGTTTCCGAAAGTAATCCTCTCCGTATTTGGCTAGTAAAGCATTTCTTCTTTTAATTGCTGGCTTCATAATTCCTCTTTATTATACTTGTTACGCTTGTAAAAGTCAAGGTTATTCTAGGTAACTCTTCTCTTCGTTGATATGCCATTCCATCCGTTTCTCATAATAGGCATCGTGTTCTGAGTTACCTGATAGACCCTCTTGTTCCCCATGAACATAGATCGTATTTCTCAGCCTCTGTGAAGGGGTTTTACGTTTACGTCCCTCAATGTCTGTGTCGGTATCGGGTATATCACTTCTTTGTACTTCATCCTCTGAGAAGGCAATAAATCCATATTTGTTGAAGAAACTCATTAGGAGGAGTTTTTGATCGTCTGGTATTTCTTGTGTGTGCATTGTTATGGTCATGCCCCCATCTTTGAGCGGACTTATCCTCTCAATATTTCCAGCCACGACAAAGATACGTTTATCGGCCATCTTCGTTCTCTAGCACATACTTAACGCCATTAATTACTACCTCTACTGGTTCTAATTTCTCCCAACCATCTTGAAACAATACCTCTCCACCTTCGGGAACATAGCAAACAAATTTTCCGTCAATCACTCCGCAAGGATAAAGTCCCATCTCCCAAAGAGAGATTAGTTGCAGGAAATTTCCTTGAGGGTATTTTTTGTTGTAGCCGAGTTTTCCAGGAGTAAGAGAGGCTAGTAAGTCGGCTGCGCCCCGTGCTGCGTCCCAAGCTGCGCCCCAAGCTGCGCCCCGTGCTGCGTCCCAAGCTGCGCCCCGTGCTGCGTCCCATGCTGCGCCCCTAGCTGCGTCCCTAGCTGCGTCCCGTGCTGCGTCCCATGCTGCGTCCCAAGCTGCGCCCCAAGCTGCGCCCCGTGCTGCGCCCCGTGCTGCGTCCCATGCTGCGCCCCTAGCTGCGTCCCTAGCTGCGTCCCAATCCTCAGGAGTCTTAAGAGAGCGGTACTCGATAGAGGCTTCTACTCCGAACGCCTTGAGGGCAATATTTATCTGTTTATCAACTGTCTCTTTTTTGATATTCGCTGGTTTGAACCAGTTTATTTTGCCAATTCTTTCGATGTACTCATCGAGAGCTTTTTCTACCTTGACTGGTAGTTTTTGATTGTATTTCATTTTTCCACCTTCCTTACGATTACACTAATAAAATCGGTTTCTACTTTCTCTACACCAGCGAACTTAGATGTTT